TCTTTATTGTAGACGTTCTTGCGTTTTAGAAGGTCAGCTTCCTCATCAATCATATACTCCGTGGCTTCGGACTCCTTATCAGGCATAGTGAATTTCATATCATGTTTAGCCAGGAAATCAGCAACGAAAATGTGATTAAACTGAGGAAGTTCAGGTGAAACCGAACCCTTCACATCATCTCCGTACGTTATAAGTGCAACCATTTTGCGAAATGGAGGTAAATCTCTGTTAATAGAGAAATAAGCACAACGCATCAGAAGTGAATTAACAATCGAGTTGATATAGACAGTCAAATTCTGACCGGAAGGATTAGAACCATAATGTTGGATCAAATCTCCGTTGTACGCCATGAGAGGGTACGCAATGTCAGTGGCGATTCCACGCATAATTGACATATCATCATCATTGTAATTACCCGAGTGTTTGGCCAGGGACATCAAGACATCAAAGCCAGCAAGCACAAGTTGTGCAGGCATACGCAAATCATACTTTGAATAATCTCCGGCAAGGATTCGATCAGATCCGTGCGTACGTAGGTGGCACGCCAGTTGATCCCATTCGGGACCTTGAGCATTAATTCCTACGGCACACTCTGATTCGAGTGGACGCATGGACAAGAAACGAGCTACAGGTAGATAATACTTCCTGATCAACAATTGGAAACCTATTGGTGCAGCCTGAAAGACACGCACTTTATCTTTAATAAGAGGTGTAGGTTCATCCTTGAGACATCCCTTGAATACGGGATAAGCTCGTTCTTCATTCTTGTAACACGCTTCAATGCGAGCGGCTTCGTCCCAAGCAATGGGATCTAATTTGGCCGGACACATAAATTCAGGAAACTCTTCCTGATCAAGGCGAACAAGAATGTCACGTTTCTTCCCACCGAGTGGATAACCACATGACGTATCAGGTGGCATCTTATCGATAAAACGCTTACCGTCAATTCCACAGACAGTTTGCATATCAGTTAATGGTCTGATATCTGCAGCTAATTCTGCAGTCATAGCAATTTGTAGTGGTCCAACGTAGTCTACGACAGCCTTCTGGACTAACGCGCCCTCAAAACCTCTACTAGGGTTAGCAGAGTAACTGAGTGACTGTTGCCAAGGTTTCCATGTATGGAATTTAGGCTTACCCCACTGTTGTACCACACCACACTCTTTTGCTACCGCATCAGAGATAATGGTGGGAATAACACGGGATTTCGTGTGCGACACGCGGCCAATACATTGTCCGTAGAAGTCCACATTGGTTTCAGCTGTTAAGTAGCTAATAGGGGATCGCGGATGAACAGAAGGTTCTAGGAAGAATTCCTTTCCGTACTGTTCGGTTAGCAATGTACCATAGCCCTTCACCGATACAACTCCCGGTTTTTCATCGAGGTGCATAATAGCACTCTCTATGGCGGCGCGTGAAGTAGTTCCAGCGGCTCCGCGAGGAGTATCGGCTTTTCCAGCTAAGTGAAATCCAACAATGCAGGGTTGCGTTGAAGAAGTGATCCATGTTCCCATGCACATACCATCAAAGGTGTTGTCACCTAATTTGTAATGGTATCCAGGGTAAGTGCCAACTTTGGTGTTGACTACATCGGGGTACAAAAGTGAACGATAAAGACGGAGTTCACCATCTTCTGTTCTATAAATCATATGAGCAGGTGTCTCAGTTAGGCTAGAATTCTGCAACTTGTCATTAAATAGATAAGGAAGCAGATCCTTGTGAGAACCAGAACCGGGTGCATAACATACGCACAGGTCTGTTCCTGGTAGCCTATAAGATGTGGCTCGGCTGAGTATTACTTTCTTTGTACTCCCTACTGCATGTTTGTTCTTTCCTCGGAAGTCAACAGCTAAATCCTCATCATTCTTCCACATGTGGTTTGGAATGAGGACGTAAGCACCTTGCACGAACAAGGCGTCGCAAACTGCGACTGAATTTTCCCTATGAACTGTCATAAAATACAAGTTCTTAGATACAACAGCAGTTAGTTGGGACGTAGACATCGTCTCACTTTTAC